GTTGGCGCCGCGCAGGTTGGCGACGCTCAGGTCGGCGCCGCGCAGGTTGGCGTCGCTCAGGTTGGCGCCGCTCAGGTCGGCGCCGCTCAGGTCGGCGCCGCTCAGGTTGGCGTCGCTCAGGTCGGCGCCGCGCAGGTCGGCGCCGCGCAGGTTGGCGACGCTCAGGTTGGCGCCGCGCAGGTTGGCGCCGCGCAGGTTGGCGTCGCTCAGGTTGGCGCCGCGCAGGTTGGCGACGCTCAGGTCGGCGCCGCGCAGGTTGGCGTCGCTCAGGTTGGCGCCGCTCAGGTCGGCGCCGCTCAGGTCGGCGCCGCTCAGGTTGGCGTCGCTCAGGTCGGCGCCGCGCAGGTCGGCGCCGCGCAGGTTGGCGACGCTCAGGTTGGCATGCGCGTCGGTCGCCATCTCAAGCGCATGGCGCATCGCCATACCGCTCTCGACGCCCTCCGGCAACTCGCACTCAAAGAGCACTGCTCCGGACCAGCGGCTGAGGATCTGCTGGGTGCGCGGCTTCGCTTCGGTATTGGCTTCCATCTCGGTCCTTTCGGTTGGCTTGGCGTCGATGGATCTACTTTCGTTGATCGCCAGCCTCATGTCAACACCTTTTTGAAAAATAGATGATCCGCGCCTTTTTGTGCTATGATCTGCTCATCAGCTACAGGAGACCGCATGTTAAGCACGATCGAAGGACAGGAGAAGGTGATTAAGGTTCTGCAAAAAAGGCAGGATGAGGCGCCGAGCCAAGTCGCCTTCGCTCGCGCGCTTGGCACGTCGCCATCGCACCTTTATGCCATGCTCCACGGGCAGAAGGCCGTCAGCGTCAAGGTCGCCGCGCTGCTCGGGTTCGAGCGGGTGACGGTGTATCGGCGGGCAAAGGTGGCGCCATGACGCTACCCGGACCACTCCACACGCGCGGTGCTCTCGAATCCGTGCTTCGCATACTCCTGCGTCACCGCTTCACGCGCGACGGCCTGACGCGGGCGCTCATTCGGGCGACGGTCAAACGACTTCGGAGGATGACGCAATGAGCTACTACGAGATCAGCCGCAAGAAGGCTAAGGCCACTAAGCGATACCTCTGCATCTGGTGCGGTGAGTCGATCGTGCTGGGCACGACATACATTCGAGAGTTCTCGAAGTTTTATGACGAGATACAGTTCCAAAAATTTCATCCGGAGTGTGATGCAGCTCTCGCTGATTTCTTCCAATCTGGTGAATATGATGAGTTCTCCGCCTACGAAAACGAGCGACCGCCCACCGATGCCGAGGTCGAGTACCGGTCGTGGGATTGCTCGCGGCTGTTGCAGCTGTCGCTGATCTGATGCGCACCACCCGCCTCTCAGAAGCCCAGCTCGACGCCGCGGTGCGCGCCCTGATTCGGGCGACGGTCAAACGATTGAGAGGGATGACGCAATGAGCTTCGTGACACCGCCCCTCTATTTCACCGAACGCGAGACGTATCGCTGCACCTGGTGCGGTCAAGGGATCAACATTGGGGATCGTTTCTGGCGCTGGGACATCAGCGAAGATGATGGCTTCGTGCATACGATGCACTCCGAGTGCTACGCGAAGTGCCTGTGCGCTCCGAACTTGGAGGATGGCTACTCGCCCTATACCAACGAGCGGCCGCCCACTGATGCCTAGGTTGAGTATCTGTCGTGGGATTGCTCGCTGATTTGCGGCCCCAGAGTGTGAGTCGTCGTCCATGACTCTTCTTCAGCAACGCATCAAAGAATTGGCCGAGCGCCACGGATCATTCCGAGCCGCAGCGCTGGTGCTGAAGGTGGATCATTCCTACCTATACCGCCTCTCCATGGGGAAGAAGGACGATCCGGGGCCGGCACTGCTGCGCAAACTCAAACTGCGGCGCGTTGTGACGTTCGAGTCGACGGACAAAAGTTCCGGCTCGCAGTCATCCTCTTCCGTTCCGGCATAAGGAAAATGCGGCCACCTGCCCAGGCTCGTCCGCGGCGCCAGGCCAAGGGAGGCAAGAAAGTTCGTGAAATCCATCATGGTCCTCCTTGGGTTGGTGGGCCTTGGCAAAAATTGTTCCGTTCCGCTGATTCAGCATGTTAGCATGATCTCTAACGGTTAGCTAACAGGCATAACGAGGAGTGTTGATGTCCGGGTACACGAAGCTGTTTTCATCCATCACAGACTCCACCGTATGGCGAGAACCGGACCGAACGCGGCTTGTGTGGATCACGATGCTGGCGATGGCTGATGCCACGGGCTACGTGGCTGCCTCAGTGCCCGGATTGGCTGACAGAGCGCGGGTCCCGATCGAAGACTGCGTGCAAGCGCTTGAGTCATTTCGGCAGCCTGATGAGTGGAGCCGGACAAAGGATTTTGAGGGTCGCCGCATCATCGATATCGATGGCGGATGGCAGCTTCTCAATCACGCAAAATACCGGGCAATTCAGGATGCTGAGTACCGTCGCGAGCAGTCCCGCCTTGCCATGCAGAAGCTACGGTTAGAGCGAAAGCTAACTGTTAGCAATGTTAGCCAAGTTAGCGCGGTTAACGTTGGTGAACGCCGGTTTACACAAGCAGAGGCAGAGGAAGAAGCAACTACAGAGGAAGAAGCAGCTTCAAAAGAAGAGAAGCCTTCGGCTTCAAAAAGAGATAGCGCACGCAAGCGTGCGGCGCCTTCGGCTTCTATCTCTGTCGAAACCCTGGTTGCGGAAGGGGTTGACAAGCAATGCGCAACCGATTGGCTTGCAGTTCGAAAACTCAAGCGCCAACCGCTCACCATGACAGCCCTGGAGAGCACGCGTGCAGAAGCCGCGAAAGCCGGCCTTTCCTTGGCCGAGGCCATCTGCCGATCTGCCCAAAACGGATGGGCTGGCTTCAAGGCCAGCTGGTGCCAGGAAAGGCCGCAGGGCGGCTACAGCGGGGCGCCGATCAACCGGCAGCAACTCCTTGAGCAACACAACCGCTCAGTGACAGAAGAATGGTTGGCAGAAAAAAGGAAGGCACTCAATGAAGCAACATGATTTCGATGAGTTTGGCTCGCTGCTCAACGGTGTGATGGCAATGTACCGCCAGGATGTGAGCAGCTTCGCGCTAGAAGTTTGGTGGCAGTCCATGCAGGGATTCGACATCGAGCAAGTGCGCAAGGCATTCACGGCGCATGCCATGGACCCTGATCGTGGACAGTTCGCTCCGAAGCCGGCCGATCTCATCCGTGTGTTGCAAGGGACTCGTGGTGATCGGAGCTTGGTCGCTTGGGGAAAGTTGCTCGATGCAATGCAGCGCGTCGGCGCCTACACCACGGTGTGCTTCGATGATGGCTTGATCCACCTCGCGGTAGAGGATTGCGGCGGCTGGATCAAATGCTGCCGCGGACTCACAGACGAACTGCCATTCCTCCAGAAGCGCTTCTGCGACGCCTACAAGGCCTATTCTTCGATGCCGGATGTGAAATATCCGCCGAAGCTCTATGGCGAGCACGAGATTACAAACGCGCGGCTGCCAAACTATAAAGACCCCGCGCCCACGCTGATCGGTGATGCCGGGAAAGCAATCAATGTTTTGCAGAATGGATCGAACCGTCGTTTGGAGTTCACCTCCGCTGACGATTTCTTGCGCAACCAGCCGAGGCTTCCGGAATGAGTGACTCAACAGAAATGGTCCCAGCCGCCAAGCAATGGGCGGTTAGATTGAAGGCCAGGGAAGAGGCTGGAGAGCGCTTAACGAAGGCACAGCGTGATATGTGGCGGGCAGCGTTGTCGACGACTGAGTTCGAGCATACGGCGCATGCTGGAGGAATGATCCACATCGAGGCGATGCTGCCAGGTCTGCGCCGCAAGTCCAGAGACGGCACATGACCCGCCTCGAAGAAATCCTCGAAGCCCAGCGCCGCCGCCTGCTCGCCGAGCGCGCGAATCGCATCCTCAACGCCGCTCGCGATGGCCGCAAGGTCGCAGAGCGGGCCATCAGCATCGCCTTGCGCATCACCGGAGACATCACGCCATGACCATCGGACCCACCGCATTCCTGGAGAAAACCAGGAGCAGGATCGAGTTTTTCGAGTGGGATAGCTCTGTCACACCGCGCCTTTTTTGGTCCAACCAACGCGGCACCGCCAAGTTCTCGTTCGCGTCCGGATCGCATAAGGTCGAATTCCCGAGCATCGAGCAGGCGAGAGCGTTCGCGGCTGCGCTTGGCGAGGAAATCGCAAAGCGCGTCGCAGATGCCCGCCACGCCCACATCGCCTACCTGCGCGGCGCCCTCAACCGCATGGAGATGGACTCGTGAACCAACGAGACACCGTACTTACCCTGATCGACGAGGGCCTCGCCACCACCGGCCAGATCGCCCAGAGCATGGCCATCAGCCAGCCCCAAGTCCGTTCCTGCCTCTGCAAGCTCAAGCGCGAGGGGCTGGTGCGGGTTGTGGGTATCGATGGCGACTTCACGCGCTGGGGCCTGGTCGAGCCCGAGGACTCCGACGGCCCCGAAGGTCCGGCGCCGAAAATCCACCCGAAGCAGATGTGGGCCTACGCCGACCGGCTCCCGCGGGTTTCGAGCGTTTTCGAGCTTGGAGCAATCGCATGATCAAGCACAAGGGACTCCGAGGAGATCGCAACCAGTGCAGCGGATGCGGCCAGCTTTTCAACAGCACCTCGGCTTTCGAAAAGCACCGGATCGGCCAGCATGGCGTGGACAGGCGGTGCCTTTCGGAGCCGGAAATGGTCAGTCGCGGGATGGTTTTGCGCGCCGATGGCTTTTGGAGGGGGTCTCCCAGGCCCGAGAATGCCATTTGCAGGTCATCTGCGGATGTCTAGGAGCGCGGATCAAAAGTTTCTCCTCGGCCAGTCGTTGACAACCGAAATTTGCTAGGTGACAATGAGACCGTCACTGCGCCTACAGTGTTTCGGTATCGCGCCCTTTGCGATGCTTCAAGCCCCTCAGACGGGCAACCCTGTAGGCGCAGGGGGAGCATCGCAAAGGGCGTTTTGCTTTCCGGGACCGCACTCCGCGCGTCAGCAGGTGGGCCAAGCATCCCAGCTCGGAAGAAAAGTGCTATCGGAGGAGCGCCGCAAGGCACCGGGCAACTATCCGGCATCGATCCGATGGGCTGGCCTTATCTCGACGCCCGGGGTTCAGGAAACTGACATCGAGATGCGCGAAAGCGCGGTGATCCCCCCCCTTCCCTGGCCTGGGGGAAGGGGGGGCCTTTGGGTGATACAAGGTATTAGCCCTACCACCCCGCGAGGCAGGCCTAGGTGAAAACACCAATTCTGAGACAAGCACACAACGAGAGCCCCAAAAGCCGCAAATCCAGCAACCAACGAAGGAATGAAACATGAACAACATCACCTCCCCGCGAGAAGTCAGCGACGAATCGATTGAAGAGGAAATCCAGCGCTTGGTCCTCGGCCAGTCGGCGTGACGAAATGGACAAAGAACAAATCGCCCGCGTCTGCTACGAGGTCAACCGGGCCTACTGTGTGGCCATCGGCGATCACTCGCAACTCTCATGGAAGGCGGCGCCTGGATGGCAGCGGGAATCCGCCCGTCTCGGCGTGTCCATGCACCTGAAATATCCGGACGCCGGCCCCAGGCATCACATGAGAGCTGGATGGATCAGAAGATCGCCGATGGATGGATCTATGGCAAGGTCAAAAATCAAAACCTGGTGCGGCCGACGCATCCGTGCATCGTGCCGTTCGATCAACTGCCGCGCGAGCAGCAGGCGAAGGACTACATTTTCCGTGCCGTGGTGCACGCCTTAGCCTGAAAACACAAAAAAGCCCTGAAGCGTTAGCGCGCTTCAGGGCTTGCTCAGATCGGCATGGAAGTGGTTGCACCCCTCTGCCACCATAAATCTCATGGGGATGAGAGAACCAAAGAATATCACGTTGAAGGAGACAACATGCAATCCATCGACCGCAAGCTCGAACGCCTGAGCAAGGAGATCGCCGAGGCCAAGCGCAAGGCGAATCCAATGACGCCGAAAGAGTTCGAGGCAGGGAACCGGGTGCCGGAAGTAAAGCCGCCGATTGAGCCGCAGCGCCGATCGATCATCCCGGAGCACGCGCGGGAGGATGTTTGGGAGCCTGTGTGTAGCAGGTTGGGCCGCATCACTGAGTGGCGCATTCGGCCAGCATGAGCATCTCTATCGAGTTCCCCCTGCGCCTCGGCCGGGGGCTCAACTCGCGCGAGCACTACATGGCTCGCGCCAAACGCGTGAAAAGCGAGCGTTGGGAGACTTGGTATGCCCTGCGCACGTCGGGCGCCGACAAGCCTCATCTGCCGTGCGTCGTGACAATCACCCGTGTCTCGCCGCGTGGCCAACTCGACGACGATGGAGCGGTAGGCGCTTGCAAAGGAGTCCGAGATGAGATCGCCGCGTGGCTCGGCGTTGACGACAAGCACTCGGACATCGTGCGGTACGTGTGCAAGCAGGCGCGCGGACCTTGGGGCACTCGCATCGAGATGGAGGAGAAGGGGGAGGTGAAAACCCTATGAATCCTCTAGCGCCTCATCGATCTGCCGCTCGATCCACTCGTTCAGGTTCAGGCCGGCGGCGCTCGCCAGGCGCCGCAGCTTGGCCTTGCGCTGCGTCGTCGTGCGCAACTCGATCCGCTCCAGCTTGCCGGCTCCCGGCGGGTTGGGCGGGCGACCGCGGGGCTTCGGTGTCGCGCTCACGTCCGCCCGCCTTGCGTAAGCAGCAGCGCCTGCACGTACCCGGAAACAAATGCCTGTCTCTCATCCTCCGTGAGGCCCATAGCGGCCGCAAGAGCGCTTGCCGCGCGGCTCGGAGCCAAGGACGCGGCCGCCGCAAATCCGCCGAGGATGAAGGCTTGGTGTTGGTCGGTGCTCATGTCGCTCTCCGGTTTGCTGGACCGCGCCGCGCTGTCCATGTACGAAATATAGTTGTACGCACAATAAATGGCAAGAACTATTTGTACGGTTACACTGTAAAGAAGGAAAACCCATGAACAAGCAGATGAGCACCTACCCCAAGGCATCCGCCAAACCAATCTGGGAGCAGGTCGCCGAGATCGGCCGCAAGGCGTATGGCCTCGATACGCTCCCGCCCAGCGAGGCGCCCGAGGTCGAGCAGCGGCCTCAGTACCTCTCAAGCCTCGGGCTCTGGTGCGTCGTCGGCGCGCTAGTTGTTGTCGCGGTGCTGCTGATCGTGGTCGCCGCATCGAGGCTGGTTTGAAAAGTTATCACAGCGCAATAACTTGCTGATACATTCCAATCTTCGGTAACTTCATTTCAAACCATGTCCGATCTAGACCAGCTTCTCCAAGAGCGCGCAGTGCTTGATGCAAAGATCGATGAGCTGCAGTTTCACGCGCGGCTCGAAGCCATCACGAAGGCCAATGAAATCCTCCGGGAGCATGGCATCACGGTGAAAGCCCCGGCCCAGCCTGGTCGCAAGCGGAAGATGCAAGTCGTCGCGAAATTCAAGGACCCGGCGAGCGGCAAAACTTGGTCCGGGCGGGGGCGAAAGCCGATTTGGCTGCACGACGCAATCGCAATCGCGGCCTGAGGTTGCATGATGCTGCGGCCACTCCGAGATCGAGTGCTTGTTAGGATGGATGAGAGCTTGCCTAATACGGCCGGCCTCTACATCCCACCCGACATCTCAAAGTGGCGCGCGAAGGATGGCGCCATCGAAGGATGGAATCGAGGCACCGTGATGGCCGTTGGTCCTGGCAAGCGACATCCGAAGACCGGAGCACTGCTGCCAACTCAGGTCCAGGTCGGGGCCGTGGTGCGCTTCAGTGAGCTGGAATATCCGGAACACCGCGAGAATGGCGATAGATTCGCCCTGATCCAAGAAGGCGATATTCTGATGGTGGAGCAAGATGGCTAATCCGGAAGGTCGACCAACCAGCTACCGACCAGAATACTGCAATGCAGTGATCGAGATGGGCCGCAAGGGCTACTCGGTGGTCGAAATGGCAACGGAGGTCGGTGTCGCGAGGGCGACGCTTGAAGCAAATTGGCCTTCTGCGCACCCTGAGTTTTTGGAAGCTTTGACGCTTGCGAGGCAGGAAAGTCAGGTGTGGTGGGAACGAGTTGGGCGCGAAAACCTCCTCGTGCCGCCCCAGGCTGGGACGTTCCAGGCGTCGATGTGGTCGCGCTCAATGTCAGCCCGCTTCCCTGCCGATTGGCGAGAGAAGTCCGAAACCGCGCTCACCGGTGCCGGCGGCGGCCCGGTGCGAATAGTTGCCCAGCCGCACGACGAAGATCTGTGAAACTCACACTTCGCCAGCAACAAGCGCAAAGCATACTTGCCGGGGATGCAACGCATTGTCTGCTGGTGGGTGGTAGCCGATGCGTTGCTGGCGATAGCGTCATTGATGGGCAGGCGCTGACCATCGCGCAACTGGCGACCATCGGCGAGCCGGTGCAGGTTCTAACGTCACGCGGGGCTCAGATGGCCGAAGCCCCGTATCTCAAGGGCCGATGCAGATTGCTCACCATCAGCCTTGTGGATGGTCGAAGCGTGTCGGTTACGCCGGATCATCGGTTTTGGTGCGGGAGGCGCTGGGCGCGCGCTGACGCTTTGTTGCCTGGCTCCAGCGTGGCTTCGATGAGCACATCTTCGCCCAGCCTTCAGGCGTCCAGTTCGGACACTTTCCCTTCAGAGTCGCCCGCAGATGCTCAGCATTGGACGCGAAGACTCGTAGGTTCGATGGGGCGTTGTTCCGCACGTCTCCGTCAATGTGGTCGACAACTTCGCCTTTTACTAAAGCGCGTCCAAGTTTCTTGTGCATTTCGATTCGATGCGCTGGTGCGTAGCCGTTTGGATCGCTCCCAGCCTTGCTTCTCTTCTGAATGGCCCGGATCAGGTAGCCGAATTCACCGTCTTTCGGAACGCGAACAAGCAGATATCCGGACCGATCAAGCGTTGTGCCGCCGTTCCAGCACGGATGATTCTCGCCGCTCATGTCTTCGGGACGGATCTGGATATCTCGCTTCCGCGCAAACTTCCGTATCGTCTCAGGATTCACGTCCAGCACATCCGCCATTTGCCCAGCTGTCATGCCTTGCCAGATCATTCTCAGGAGTTCTTGACGCCTGTGCATTCCAATTCGCCCGGTTCGTTGGTCGTTCATGGGATCGCCCCGCCCAGCGAGGCTACGTGTTAAGTGAGGTTTTGAGTATAACTGAAACCGCCGAACAGGAATACTACACCCTCCACGTACCCGTGACGGAGCAGTACTTCGCGAACGGGATGCTGCACCACAACAGCGGCAAGACAGCGCTGCATGTGCGCAACATCGCGCTCAGGGCCATTAAGGCGCCGGGAAGCCGGCACGGCATATTCCGATTCCGCGCGCTACACGTGCACGAGTCAATTGTGCTTGATACGTGGCCGAAGATTTTGAAGCTGGCGTTCCCTGCCGTGCGCTACACAATGCACAAGGGCGATGGATATGCTTCGATCCATAATCCAGGGAGCGAGGATAGCGAAGTCTGGTTCAGTGGGCTCGATGACAAAGAGCGCGTCGAGAAAGTGCTTGGCAAGGAATTTGTCACGCTGTATTTCAATGAGTGCAGCCAGATTCCTATGGGATCTGTCGATACTGCAATGACGCGGCTCGCGCAACTTGTCATGTCAAAGGTGGAGGGCCGGCCGGATATACCGTTGCGTCCGCGAGCATACTATGACGCAAATCCGCCGAGCAAGGCGCACTGGACATATAAACGCTTCATCGAGAAGCGCGATCCAGAGACCGGCAAACCACTGAGCAATCCGAACGACTACGTTTCGTTCCAGATGAATCCTCAGGATAATGCCGAGAATCTCACCGCGCGTTATCTCGATACTCTCAAGGGTATGAGCGCCCGCCTTCAGAAACGATTCCTCAAAGGAGAATTTGCAGATGCTACACCGAATCAACTCTTTAGTTCGGATACTATTGGAATTTGGCGTTTCAATGCTGGGAGCCTACCTGATATGGTCCGTGTGGTCGTTTCTGTCGATCCTTCTGGGTCCGGGGACGTAGACAACGCGGACAACGACGCCATCGGGATCATCGTGGCGGGGATCGGGACGGATGGGAATGCCTATGTGCTCGAAGACTGCACCGTCAAGGCGGGGCCTGCGACCTGGGGGCGAGTGGCCATCAATGCCTTCGAGCGACACCAGGCCGACGTCGTGGTGGGTGAGATCAACTACGGCGGGGCGATGGTCGGGCACGTCGTTCAGACGGCTGCGCGCGAACTTGGCGGAAGAAGGGTTACATTTCGTCAAGTGACGGCATCGCGAGGCAAGGTGCCGCGCGCCGAGCCGTTCTCCGCGCTCTATGAGCAGGGCAAGATTCGGCACGTCGGGGATTTCCACGAGCTTGAGGACGAGATGACGGCTTTCTCCACCTACGGATACCTGGGCGACAAGTCACCGAATCGGGCTGATGCGCTCTTCTGGGCTCTGGCCGAGCTGTTCCCCGGCTTGGTCCGCGGCCCGAAGTCAGACAAGCCGAAGGAAGTCAGGCCTCAAGCTCCGTCTTCACCGCTTGGGTGGATGTGATGGACGACATTGCCAAAGAGTGCCGCGATCGCCTGAAACTCTCGCGCGACGCCGAAGACGACAACCGGGCCATGGGCCTAGACGATCTGCGCTTTGCAGCCGGCGAGCAGTGGCCGGCAGAGAGCAAGGCTCAGCGCACGCTTGAGAAGCGTCCCTGTCTCACCATCAACAAGACAGACACATTTTGCCGCTCGATCGAAAACAACATGCGGCAGCAGCGGCCGCGCATCAAGATTCACCCGATCTCTGGTGGGGCGGACAAGATGGTGGCCGACGTACTGGAAGGCATGGTGCGGCACATTGAAGTGAACTCGAACGCCGATCTGGCCTATGACACCGGTGGGCACTATCAGGTGCGCATGGGATGGGGCTACTGGCGAGTCATCGCGAAGTACATCGGCGACGATTCATTTGATCAAGAGCTTTGCATCGACCGGATTCGCAACCCATTTTCTGTGTACCTCGATCCATCGCATGTTTCTCCCGACGGCTGCGATTCGAATTGGGGCATCGTCACGACGCCGATGCGCAAGGAGGATTTCAAGCGCGAGTACCCTGGCGCTGATCCGATGGATTATCCGGACCGTGGGGCCGGTGATGACAAAGCGCAATGGGCGAACCGGAACGAGGTGATCGTTGCCGAGTACCTGCGGTTTTCGGACAAGAAGGAGCGCCTCTACCTCCTGTCCGATGGGCGAAAAGTCTTCAAGTCGTCCATGCCCAGCCCGGAGACCCTTGCGGCAGCGGGCATCGAGGTGGCTGGCGACCGTGAGTCGGTCCGCCGGCAGCTGAAGTGGAGCAAAGTCACGGGCGCCGAAGAGCTGGAAAAGCAGGATCTCCCGGGCCG